CTTGTATTTTTTTTTTGTCTATGTACGTAGTTTGAATGGTTACTATCGTTGTCGTTGTCAACACTTTCATTGTCATCGGAATATTCAACATCTTCGATATCAAAAAGAATATTCTTATTTTTATTAAAAAATGGGTTTTTATCTAAATAATCTACATCGTCAATTACATTATAGTAAAAATCCTTTTTAATAGCATTGAAAGAACCATAGAAATTAAGACCGTGAATAAAGTCATGACAATTTAAAACTTGACTTGATAAGTATGAAAAAAAACCGTCAACATATGCTGCGTTATTTTTATCATTTGCTTTTAAATGCCCCTTTTTTTCAAGTTTTGATAGTGTTGGAATATTCAAAACTTCCTCTTCTATATTTAAATTTTCATATTTGCCTGACATGTATTTAACAGGATCTATTAAGGGGGAAAATTTAATAAAAATAGGTTTATGAAGAACTGTTAAAGATTCTGAAGTGCTTTTAAAGGCATCTACAACTGCGGCTTGTATATTATTTTTATCAACAACGCCTGATAAAGCTGATACATAAAAACGTTGATTCAAATTTATAGAGTTATAGTTTGTCTCATTTAAATTAAAATAGTTTTCATATATGGGAATGTAATTTTTACTATTTACTATACCAAGTTCAGATTCTTCTAAAGAAGTAAAGAAGTCACGAGTGTTAAGTTTTCTATAGTTTAACGAAAATGTGTTTTCTCCAAAAATAGGCTGATCGTCGCAAATATCCATCGTCGATTACTTAATTATTTAAATACATATTTTTATTATTTTTTAAACTAATAAAGATACTAAAAACCTACTAAAAACCTACTAAAATATAAATATGCGTTTATATAATTTATATTTTTTAATATATAGTATAAATAAGTAAATATATACATAATAAATGAGTGTAGGTTTAGAATTAGCAAAATTTGATATGCGGTCAATTAGTTTTAGACCCGATGAAAATAAAGGACCAGTTATTGTTCTTATCGGGCGACGTGATACAGGTAAAAGTTTTTTAGTAAAAGACTTAATGTATTATCATCAAGATATTCCTATTGGAACGGTTATATCTGGTACAGAAGCAGGAAACGGTTTTTTTGGAGAGCATGTTCCTAAATTATTTATTCACGATGCTTACAATACGGCGATTATAGAAAATATTTTAAAACGACAAAAAGCCGTATTAAAACAGATGAAAAAGGAGATAGAGTCTTATAAAAGAAGCACGATTGACCCTCGCACGTTTGTGGTATTGGATGACTGTCTTTTTGACAATAAATGGACAAAAGATGTAATGATGCGTCTACTTTTCATGAACGGTCGTCACTGGAAAATCATGTTAGTAATTACGATGCAGTATCCTCTAGGTATACCACCTAATTTGCGAACAAATATTGATTATGTTTTTATTCTGCGTGAGCCATATATTGGAAATCGTAAAAGAATTTATGAAAACTATGCAGGTATGTTTCCAACATTTGAAAGTTTTTGTCAAGTTATGGACCAGTGTACTGAAAATTACGAATGTTTGGTAATTAATAATAACGCAAAGTCAAATAAATTGCATGACCAGATATTTTGGTATAAAGCACAAACACATGGTCCATTTAAATTGGGCGCAAAAGAATTCTGGGAGATGTCTAAGGATATTCACTCTGATGATGAGGAAGAACAGTATGACCCGGCAAATATTAAACGCAAAGGTCAGGGTCCAAAAATCAAAGTGAATAAAAATAAGTGGTAATATATAAAACTCTAAAAAATTGATAAAAAAGATGTCATAATTTTTTTTTCATTACCTATTGACATTTTATTTGTATCAACATCGTTATTGTCTAAGCTATAAACTGACCCAAGGCATACACTTGGAATATTAAAATAATTTGAAAGAAATATTGTAACATAAATACTTTCTGAACCTATAAATAATTTATTAACGTTATTTTTTTTAGATGTATCATGCATTTCATATTTTAATTTTGTATTATCATAATTATTTATAGTAACAGTATCATTGATTAGATATTTCATTTTTTTGTATATATTAGTAGTTTCAATATAGTTGGGGAATTCACTATTATATTTATAATTTTTAAAATCGTTAGCTATAACAGCTGATGTTATTTGACAAATATTTTCAGATTTAAAATAGTTGCTGTATATAACAGACATATCTACTATACACGATGGCTTTAATTCAGTAATAATATCCTTTAGTTTTTCTAATAGATATTTTTTATTTTTGTATTTACCAAAACTGCTTCTTGTCATAAAATAATAATTATCATCATATACATAAATAGTTCCATTTAATAATTTTATTTTTTTTGTATATTCCTTTATGTTTCCAAAAAAAAAACGAAAGTAATTTTCAATATGTAAGTTATCTAAAATTATAAAAGCATTTTTAATATTTACTTCAAATTCGGCACTATCAAATTTACGAGAAAATGGTTTATTTTTATTGTTTTCTATAATATCTAATATCCACATATTTTCTGACAATTTTGCAGGTTTGTGTGTAAAAATACTATTTATCCAATAATAATTTTTACCTTGTGTCATAGAAGGAGACATGGTAACAACACTATCAATACCTAAAATATCTACTGAATATTTAACATCATTTATCTGTAATTGAACATATGTATATATAGTTTTTCCTGTATCATTTTCGAAATAATAATGATAACCATTCGGTGTTTTTTCATATACCGTATCTTTTGGAATTTTTTCAATTAAAAAATCTGCACTTTGTATTCCATCTTTTGTATCTATATCTAATACGATATAATTAGTCGGAATAAATCCTATAACATTTTTATTTTTAAATTCGCCTTTTATATTTTCTTTTCTTAATTTTAATTGTTTTGAAATATATTTTTTCTTTATCTCCTCAACATAAAGCATATTATAATTTTTCACATTTAATCCCATGTCTTGTAATTTGTAAAAATCTGTTTTTAGTCGATACATATATAATGCATTTGATGCTGCTCTATACAGTAAGTATAAGCATATAATAAGAGCAGCTAAAATAAATAATAAACAAACTAAACGAATAAACACATTACCAGAGTTAAATGATTTAAAATAATTACTTACTACATATTGTTTTACCTTTTTATTCATGCCGACTAAAAAGAAAATATTATATATTAATGACATATAATATTTAACATATAATATTTAATAGTTGATATCACAATTTAATAGTTGATATCACAATTTAATACTTTTTATTTTATATCCTAGTTTTCAAAATGCGTCAATTTTGACAAACCGTGGTCAGTCTTCTTATCAAGAACAACATTTTCGGCCTCAAACATGCTCTTCTTAATATCGTCAACAGTTGCATTCTCGTCAAGTCCATCAAAGTTCGCAACATTTGAAATACCGACCAACTCACCATCAGCATTAATCGTTTGCGTAAGTTTATTACCAGACTCCTCGGCTTTCTTCATATTCTCTTCAATGGCCTTCTGTCTAGCTTCACGCACACGTTTCTCAAACTCCTGTTTTGCAGTATCTTCATTCTTCTTTTTATCAGACATAAGTTGGTTAAGTGTCTCCTCCATATACTCGACACGTCCGGTCTTGTATGCCTCTGGATGGAATGGTACCCACATACCAACCTGTCCTACATAAATATCATGATTAGGATCAACTTCGCGCAACAATTTACAACGAAGTTCTGCCTCGCCTTGTGTAGCAAAAACACCACGTACTTTGATACCTCGTGTAGACGTTTGAAACTCGTGTTTCTCGCCGAATTTCTGCTCAAGTTCGTCCTCATTGTTGTCCAAAAATGTTTTATAGTCATCGCTAATTAGCGTTCCTGACGTGGTGCGAATAGTCTCGCCCTCTTCCTTTGTAAACTCCTGGAAATCGGCAGTAAGTTTATCGAAAGAAAGAGAATACTTAAATGAGATGAAATTAAGAAACTGTGTAAATTTTTCCATTGATTTTTTATAATCCCACTGCTTCACAAACTGCTCAAAAAGAAACTGTTCCTTCTGTTTAATAATGTGTTCTGGAGAAACGAATGAAAGACATACAAATTTTTGACCAGCAATAGGTTTATCTTCCTCCAATAGATCGGCATATTTGGGATTTTCTTTTCCATCAGGCAAATATTTAGGAGTAACTCCTTTTGGTAAACTATTGGGTTGAGACATTGTAAGTATAATTATAATATATATTTAAATAATAATTTTAAGTTAGTTTACACATTTATTAATTTATATAGTTTACATTTATTTTCATTATTAAATTAAAAATACATGTTTAAGAATATATCAAATATTAAATATCAAATATCAAATATTAAATATCAAATATCAAATATTAAATATCAAATATCAAATATCTAATATATATCGAATATTATATAATATTTTTTTCTACATTATATTTATAATGTACGGAACACTTGATTTTAGTGAGCTTTTTAAGCGCTTTATTAAGTATATTATCGAAGGTCTTTGCGTTGCGATAGTTGCTTACTCCATACCATCTCGCACTCTTAAATTGGACGAAATTGCGTTGATTTCTCTTGTAGCTGCCGCCACCTTCGCCATCCTGGATGTTTATGTCCCCACTTTAGCCGTTTCTGCTAGAACAGGTGCTGGCTTCGGTATCGGTGCTAACCTTGTTGGCTTTCCCACTCCTCTGAAGCTTTAAGTTTTAAGTTTTAAATATTAAATAGTTAAAATATTTTTCTGCTATTTACTGTGACTTTTTAAAATAAAATAATAAACATTTTATTATTTATTATTTTATTATTATATAATGAAATTAAGTAGATGTCGTAGATACACCAAGCGTTATAAATATATGCGACACACTAAACATGGAGGCAAACAATATAAGACTAAACGAACATACCGCAAACATTCACGTAAGTTAAAACATAAGAGTCGTCTACAAAAGGGTGGGATGTGGAGTAGTAGTAGTAAAGTTGCGCCTGAGCCATTTAAATTTCCAACTCCGGCTCCATATGATGAATTAATTAAATACCAAGGTATGACTGTTTCTACGAAATCTGACGGAAACGATACTTATAGTTTTGTAAATACTTCTGGCCAATCTCCAATATTTTATAGTTCTACTGGAAATCGTAACATGGTATTATCTTTTATAAAAGTTCAACAAGGTAGGACTAAACCATTAACAAAAAATTTTAACTGGCTTATAGCATTAAAACAAATTGAGGATATTACAAGACCACAAGGATTAGCTAGTAGATATAAATATACATATAGTATTATGTTATCTCGCCTTTCTAAAAGAAGACAAACGATTACTTTAAATACTGATGCATATCTCATTTTATTCCCAGGTTCTATATCCAATAGTTTAGAACCAAAAGACATATTTATAGAAAATGATGATCAACCTAGTGGTACGGCGTCTAGTGATAAAGTTCTTAAACCATCACTTGCCCAGGGATTAACATTGAAAGTTTATACTAATGGAAAAATTACTGAAGGTGAAACTTATACTTTTTCACCTGATGTAAATGATTATGATATGATAAAAACTAAAATGTTATTATTAAGACGAATAGGGGATATAGTAGTACTTAAAAATCTTTATAACTCTCTGAATGATGCTAAAGATAGAAATAGTTCTACAGATGTTATTGAAAGGATTGCTACAGCTATTCGTAAATTCAATAAAGTTGCTTTAATAGAACCTGTTACTAGAACATTAAGTGGTATTCCACCTATTTATAACGATGTTAGGGTTATTATCACTGAATCAAGGGCTGCTTTGACAGGTGCTGCTGCTGTTGCTGCTGCTGCTGCTACTGCTTCTGCTGCTTCTGCTGCTTCTTCACCAAGGAGTTCCGGAGAATCAAAACTAACAAATAAGGAAATAGAATCCCCTTCTCTACCAGGTAATGTATCTCCTTAATTCTAATTTTAATTCTTCCGCAGCATTCATGTGGGAGTGTGAAAGAGAATTACTGAGTCGTAATAAAACCTCAATTTACAGTTTCTATAATATTAATAAAATAAATTATATGTTATATTTATATAAGATATAGTTATGAAAATAAATAAACTATATTTTAATTTAAACTATATTCAGCGTGTATTTTTATTTCTTCTTTTATTATGTTTATTTATTAGTTTTTATATAATGATTATTACACTATGTACGAAAGATAATACACATAATCATATATTTTCGGCTTGGCAGTTTCCCATGTTATTTGCAATTTTTATTGATATGATTTATCATAGTGTAAAGTAAAAAATGCGTTTGTTAATATTACTGCGTCGGAATAAAAACCCAATTTAATTCTTCGCAAATTTTCTTCCAAATATCATCTTGTTCAATTCGTTTTTCCTTGTCTTTCAACATTGGAAAATAAGAAAGAAATTCGCCCTTTTCAAGAAGTTCGCACAATTTATAAACCGTATAATAATAATTCAAAAAATTCACACGGTCATCCGGGCAAAATTTAGCATAAGGTCCTTGTATCTCCATAAAAAGATTACACAAAGTCTCCTCTAATTCTGGCGTCATAATCGGTGGTTTAATACCGAGTTTGTCTTTAATGAAGGGGATATGCTCATAGTATTTATTATACCCTAATTTTTTGAGAACTTCTTTTGCTTTTGAATTTGTAAATTTTGAAAGAGGTATGCGTTCTTTATTAAGCTGTTGCTTGATATTTTCGAGAACTTCTTCAGGAATTTGCGTAGTTTCTTTTGCTTGAAACTGAGCGAGGATTTCTTTAAAATGGTTAATTCTTTTATAAGCATAAAAGCATGCTTCTTTAGGTGGTTCTTTATAAGACGGCTTCTCATTTTCAATAAGGTAGGTAACTTGTTTTGCACATACGTTACATACCATAATTCCCTCATGTTCAACAGGAATCATTTCTCCTTTATTACATGATTGACATATATCTGTGGCGTAAATGTAATCATTAATGTTAATAAAAGTCTGGTCAAGGTTTGTAAAAAACTTTTGAACATTATTATCATTCGCACGAGTTAATGCATTTTCATCAAATGTCTTATCATTTACTTTAAAGAAGGAATTAAGGATAGTGGTTTTGTTTGTACCATTTGTAATTTCTTTTTTATTTTCAAAGTAGTCGAAAATAAATCTGCTGTTATTTAGGTAATAATCTTTAATTTTTTTCTTATTTTTATGAATTTCTTCTTTTATATCATATAAAGAATCTTGTAACTCTATTTTTTCATTAACATCTGCTATAGTCTCAGGATTATTTAATTTTGTCATTATTTCATTTTTTTTGCGAACTAATGTAGGCAAAACATCACTGTTAATTAAGTGGAATTCTGATTGTAATTCACGATGAACACTATCTAGCGTCATTATTCTTTTTTTGTCTACGAAAATCTTTTTATTTGTTTTATGTTTAAAAGACGGCATCTATATATATCTATTATATTGTTATAAGTATAACTTTTTTAATATATAATAATTAATAATTATATCTAATTTAATATTTTTATTTATATAAATATTTATTTATATAAATATTTATATACACATTTATATAGACATTTATATAAATGTACGCAAGTCAACAAAATAATCAGAATACAAAAGTACAAAATAATAACAATAATAGTAACAATGATAGTAACGGCGCTAGTTACAATAATAACACTGACTCTAGTGATAACAACCATTCATTAATACATTTGATAAGAAAGTTTTTAGATACGAGAACGGAAACAGTATTGACGTTTGCAGCAGCTGTAGCTATAGCAACTGCATTTAAAGATTTAATTTTAAGTGTAATAACTAATATTATTCATCCTTTAATAGTAAAGTTAATGTTACTTACTAACCTAAGTAACTATGTAAACATTTCATCATTAAACACATCGCAGAATATAGTAACAAATTTATCACAATTTGTAGTAAATATTTTAAGTTTTGTATTGATGTTAATAATAACATATTATTTGTTTCAAATAATAATTAACTCCAAATAATAATTAACTCCAAATAAAGTTTACTGTAATGTTTATATTATTTATATTTTTTATATTACTTATACTATAATATAAAATGACCGAAATGAGCTGTAAATTAAAGACAGGTGACCTTCTTTTATGCGATGACCTTGAATATAAATCGTGGGGGTTACTTAGTTGGCTTATAAAATTTGCAACAAAGAGTGATTTTTCTCATGTTGGTATGATTGTAGTAGACCCGGAATTCACGGATGTTTCATTAAAGGGGACATATGTTTGGACATCGGGTATTTCCGATGTTCCAGATCCGGAAGATAATACAAAGAAATTTGGTGTTCAGTTTATTCCTTATGACCATTTCATTAAAACATATAGTGGAAAAATATATATTCGAAGAATAGAGTTCGAAAATACAGAAGAGTATAAAAAAATATTTAACTGTGAAAAGTTAAAAGAAATACATAAAGTTGTATATGATAAACCATATGATGTTGTAGTTACCGATTGGATAGAAGCTTATTGTAAAAAGGACCCTCATCCTCAGAAAACTTCAAGATTTTTTTGCAGTGCATTTATTGGATATATTTATACAAAGTTAAGCTTACTTGACGAGGGATTAGACTGGAGTATTCTTTACCCGAGTTATTTTTCTAGTGAAAACAAAACATTTTCTTTGCATCACAATGCAACCCTAACAAAAGAACACCAAATAGCAGGTTAAATTATATATAAAATATAAAACTATAATATTTAGGAATTTTTGTAGTATATAAATTGTAAATTATGAAATATGTAAATTATGAAATATGTAAATTATGAAATATGTAAATGGGAATAATGTTAGGAATGCATTAATGTTTTCTCTATAAAAATAAAATAATGTTATCAAATGATTTAGACGTATGTACTAAAACTGGTAAAATATGTAACACAGAAGAAAAATTAGACGATAAAACATCTAATACTAAATCTAGTTCAAATGTTTTAAATACAAGTATAAACATAGACTCACTGGATATTGTGAATATTAAGAGAGAAACATATTATAAAATGAAATTTATTATTAACTCTTTAGAAAAAAACTGGGCTATAAAGAAAAGGAAAACTATATTTTATTTAAAAAATTTAGAAGATTCTACGACGGAGATTATAACAGAAGACTATTTAAATAAACGGATTATTCATAAAATATACAACAGTAGCAACAATGAAGAAGCGCACAAGCAAAGTAATAGTCCTAGTAATTTAGAAACAATTAAAAGGAAGGAAGATATAATACCATTAAAGGAGGGAATTCATACATTAAAACAGCTAATAGACAGGGGTAAATTGGATATAAACAGTGAACAAAAAAATGATATTTACTTGATGATATTTTTGATGAATACTTTAGAAAATGGGTGGAGTATACGAAAAAAGAACGATAACTATATTTTTAGGAAAAAACATGAAAAACAAACGGAGATATACTCTGATGAATATTTAGTAAATTTTCTGAAGTCAAACATGAATAACATTATTTAGATATTTGTTGAATTGATGATTTGATGATG